TGTTGGATATTCAGGAACATCAAAAAAGACAAACAGAGTGACAAATTCATTGTACAAGGTGGCATAATTGGTTTTTTTCCAGTTGGTAACTGTGTTATTTATGGGCCCTGCGATCCTATGCCACCAGAAGAGTCTTTTGAAGAATTCCGTGTCAATGATAGGGTCGTCTTGGTTAGGCACCTCAAAGATTATGCTTATTGAGCCGTCATCGGAGTGAGTTCTTATCACCCATGCTACCTTGTCGTGGTAAACTTGAAAGGCTGGCGTGAAAATGTCTAACGGCTGATTTGGAAACTGCCTCTTCCAACTCCATATGGAAAGCATCAATGTTATCATCTTCTTTTGACATATATTATCCTCAGAGCTTTTGATGTTCCACTGTCCCATCCCCATGCCTACAACCAATTTGATTATGTGCATCATGGGTTTGTTATTCCTCCACAATCTTTGCGCCATATTCTTCGGCAATATGTATATTATCTTTATCCACATTTTGCATATGACTGTTAGCAACCTCCACACAGTAGTGCTTATTGCCCCGTGTAGGTGCCAGTTCTTTAGCTGATCTATGAATATCTGCATCATCCTTAGTGGTCCCCAGTTGGAACAATCTTCATTTCCATGCAATGGCTTGCTGAACTTCCCATTGCTGCTCTCCCTTGTCAAATTCCTTAGTTCGTTCTGCATGGCTTCTAGTCTAATGTCAGCGCTCTTCGTTATCCACTCAGTGCTCTCCGGGCCTAGGAGATGCTTGAACATATCCTCCATGACCTTCCCTAGGTTTAAAAAATTTAACGATAATATTAGAAAATGCCTTTTCATGCCCCATTCCTTATCTTTCACTGCAAATGTCACCACCATGTCATGCATCTCCTTGAGAGTTTTTTCTAGGAGGTCATACCTCGTGTTTATCCCCTCTTTCGTAGCGTCTAAGACTGCCTCATACCTCGTCTTTTTATTGCCATCTCTCTCTAAATTCTGGCCATACAACCCTCGACAAACCTTCTGCGTCCCCAGTGAGTGAACAGAATCAGAGAGTTTAGCGACCCCTAAGTTTGCTACCTGCCCGTTTTCAAGCCTGGACTGATAGACATGATAATAGTGTATTGCCTGGCCATAAAAGTGGTTATAAGTAAATTGCTGACTTAATCCATATATCTTCGGCAGATCTTCCCGCCCTCCGTAGACCCTCTCCTTTATGAAACCGCCTTTCTGTTCTTCCTCAGCTATGTCATGCAATTTCCCAACACTGTCCTCTATCGCATGAGGGCCATAATCTATCTCTGCCGGATGATAAACAAAAATGAAGACTAATGAAAGCAACATTGGTATGCTAGGGACATTGTATCTAGAAGGTGTTATTATATCCAAGTGGGTGTCCTCACTAGAATGAAAAGACTTGTCAGCCCAAGTCACCTTCCTCCTGTTCATCTGCATTTGGGCCTCCAATCTTACCTGGTTTGACTCTAAGATATTGGTCCACGCGCAAGCCTCATACTTGAGATAGCTGCAAACGAATGATTTGCTAGGGAACTTGAGTTTACTACTTATTAGAGAACCGTTCTCATGATATATTGCAAGCCCATTCAGTATCGTGTTCCTCATTAACGTGAGAACTTTGACAGACTCGGAACGGATACTCATTATTTTTATGGCTGTATCTGATACGTACGATGCAACATCTTTATGCTTCTTATAACCAGGTTCCAAAAAGTCCATTCCATAAGAACAGAACAGTATATGGGCCCTCCCCATTTTGAAGGGTTTATACATCTCGGCAAGCCCTTTCATTCTCGCGG